TTGATATCGCAAGTCCTAATAAGTAACTTTGAAATCCATATATAATCTCATAATATATTCATTTATTTATTATAATAAAAATACTTTTAAAAAAATTTAAAATTTTCATTATTTTTTAATTAAATAAATATGTAATCGTATTCTTTATTTTTTAAAATAAAAAATACTAATAATTATGGCTAAAATTTTTACTACAAATTTTCTTGACGATGACAACAACCCTGCAACTGGATTGAATCCAATCATATCAATTCTTGATGTAGAAACTAGTACGATAGCAAAAACAGACTTTATGACCGAAATTGGTGTAGGCTTATATAAATATGTATTTGACGAGTATGATTCTTCAAAGTATTATGCAATTCGTTGTGATGCAAATACAGATATAGTTAATAGATATAATTATGGAGCTTCTGAAGTTTCCATCAACATCGAACAAGTTGTTAAAGACAGTGTGTGGGAAGCAAATCTTGATGACTATAAAGAAAAATTTCAAGCTGGTTATAAACTAAATACAGTCTTGCATCCTAAAGCAAAATTTGATACATAATAGGTAATATATGGCTGGAAGACCCAGAAATATGGATTATACAGTTCAAGGGGGCACTATAACTCTTGACGCTTATTTTTATGATTTTTCGGGCGGTATACTTACTGATCCCGATACTCCACCAACATATATTATATATGATCCTCGCGATGTAGTGATGGCAACTGGTACAGGGACAAGAATTTCTACTGGTTACTATACTGCTTCATACACAACTTCATCAACAGCAGAAATTTCTGATTTTTGGAAAATAGTTTGGAGCGCAACTGTAAATGGTTCGCCTGTCGAAGATGCTTGGGAATATTGGAGAGTTGTATCATCTGGTTCTATTTATTTTGGTAGTGTTATATGTGATGAAGAAACTATTAACCTTATAAAGAAAAGAATAGCATATCCTTCTGCAGACCAAATTATTTTAGATAATGAAGAAATAAAAACATATATTGTCAGACAAGCTCTTGATGAGTACTTCACTAAGTTTCCTTTAAAGTCAGATTCAATATATTCTATAAATCAAGAAGCAGTAATTGATTTTCCAGATTCAAATACTTTTGGTGCGATTGATGTTCGTATCGTAGGTAAAGGATATACATCAATTACATCAGGATCTTTTTGGGATTTAGTTGCTTATCAATCTATAGGTGGTATTAATTTAAGCAGATCAGGTATGTATGGCTCAAAAATGCGTGGGTATAATCCAAACTCATTACGACAAATGCGATTTATGAATCAAATGGTAAATGATACACTGGTTAATCAAGGGACTTATAAATATAGAATAGACCTTGAAAACAGAAAACTTTATGCATTTAGTTCAATGAATGCCACTCTTAATGTGACATGGGCAAAACGAAGTCTTGATTTTTCAAATGTAAAATTTCAACACAAATGGGATGTTATAAAACTTGCGCAAGGTTATTTAATGCAACACGTCGCTGATACTGTTGGAATGATTAATGACTCTGCACAAGAAGTTACTATAAATGTAGACATGTTAAAAGAAGAAGCGAAAGAACAAATACAATCTATAAAAGAAAAATGGATGGAATATCCTGATGTCGTTATTTTAAGGCAATAACTATGTGGTCAATAACTGTAGAAGATTTTGATGATTTAACAGGTTCTTATAAAAAAAATATGTATATTTCAGACATAATATTTTTGCAAAATGTTACAACAAAACTTCTTGAATATACAGAAAACAATGAAAATACTGAAAATAAAGAAACATTGAAAAATACGTACGGAGGCGAGATGAGCTTTTTTACTGACGATAAAGAATTTAAAGATAGTGGGTGGAAATACTGGGCTGGACTTGTAATAAATAATATTACAAATTTAGACAAAGAACTTAAATCATTGAAAGAACATATTGATGAGAGTACTAGTAGTTTACATTCTGAATTAAAATCAGATAGATGTGATATAAATGAAATTAAAATAGCTATACAAGAATTTAAAAGAATAGGAGACAAAATAACTGATTTGAAAGAAGATATAAGTGAAATAAAACATTGTTATAATCTTATGAATAAGGATATTTCCACAATGAATAAAGACATAACCAAATTAAAAATAAAATCTGGAGCGTGGGGAGCTGTTTCAGGAGCTATTTCCGCTGGTCTTGCTGGTTTAATTTACCTTTTAATTGGAAAATAGTAATTTTTACACAAAAGTTTACTAATAAATGTTATGAAAGAAACTTGTAAATATTGTGGTATAGAAGAAAATCTTATACAAAGATTTCAATTTGATGGAGATTATTGGCACGGATATACAAAATCAGAAGAAGAATTATTAAAAACAGAATGTGGTCGCGCTATTCTTAAAATAAAACAAAAAGATATTGAACAAAATAAAACAATAAAAAATCTTATTCGAATTAGAGAAAAAGATTTTGATGAAAATACACAAGTAATAGATTCATTAATTAAAAAGAAAACTATTACTAATATTATAAATACTTTATATTAAGAGGATTATTATGAGTTATCGTGTAAATGTGATCGAGAGAGATTTTAGCGGGTTTGCTCTTCCTCTTGTTTCAGAAGTTGGTGGAATGGTTATAGTTTCGCCAAAAGGTAGAGTAGACAAACCAATTTTATGCCAATCTGAAAAAGACGTTATTACTCATTTTGGTACACCAAGTGCATCGTATCCAGCTTTGTTTGAGGCAGTTGCTTTTTGTAGAGAAGCGGCTTGTTATATCGTTTCATCAGTTGGAGAAAATGCATTATATGGTGGTGTTGCTATTTCAGAAAATACTTTATCTGGTGTTGCAGAAGGAATAGCAAACCCAGACAATTACACATTCGCTGATAATTCTTATTCACATATACTTTGCACAACTGGACCGTGGGATTCAAATCTTTATGTTTCGGTCGTTTCAAAAGGTGGCAAAAAATTCAAAGCAACATTGTACGAATTAAATGGGACTATTTATTCAGAAATTCGTACATATGAGTATTCTTTAATTCGAGAAAAAGATAATTTTGGAACTTCACTTTATTATGGGGATGTTTTTAACGAAGATACATACATAAAATTTATTTATAATCCTAATACTGAAGCATCTGACTATACATCACTGTCTGGAACTGCTAAATATAAATTAGAAGGTGGATCGCGAGGTGACACACCCGCATCTTCAGATATATCAGAGTCTTGGAAGTTTTTCCAATCAGCAAACAAATACCCTGTAAATATTTTTATGGATGTTTTTGGAAATTATGCAGAAGATTTAAATACATTAATTCAAACGTATCAGCCTTATGCTCAAGGTATATCAGTCATCCCAAAAAATAAAACAGTAGCACAAATGATTTCTTATAGGAATGAATTATCATTGGATACAGACGATGTATGTTTATATGCTAATTGGACAAAAATTGTTGACCCTTATAATAATAGTTTTGCTTGGATATCTAACGTAGGTTCTGTAGGAAGAGCGTATGCGAGAATGGCTGATGTATATGATGGTCTTTCTCCTGCAGGTATCAATGAGAATAATCATGGCGGTCAACTTTCTGACTGGAAACCTGTTGAAGTTGAGCTTGACTTTTCTGATTATGATCTTCAAACTCTTGATGAAGCACAAATAAACCCAGTAATACTTGATGAAATTTATGGTTTGATGATTTATGGTGATAAAACATTACAAAGGTCTTTATCGGATACATCATTTGTTGGTACTAGACGACTATACAAATTAATACAAAAGAATATTATTAGACAAATTTTGCGACGACAAGAATTTAAAAATAATGATGCATATCATAGATATAAAGCTAAAGCCATGGCTGAAGATATGCTGAGTCCAATTGTTGCATTACAACTATTGAGAGAAGTTGCAGTAGTTTGTGATGAAACAAATAATGACAATATTGCTCTTGAACAGAGAAAGTTTATACTATCAATTTATGTAAAAGTTACACCAAATTCACAATTTGTTATACTAAATTTCACAAGACTTTCACAGACTCAAACAATAGCAGAATTTTTAACTCAATAGAATTATTTTAAAGGAGAGATATAGAATATGAGTATTGATAGAATTTTACATCTTGGAGATGATGCTCATCTTAATCAATTTCAAGTTATTTTTCCTGCGGGTATTCCTACAGGTGGTGATGCTGAAACTATTTCATTACGCACACAAGGAAGTTTTACAATGCCTCAAGAAGTCATATATAAATATGAAATTGATTTTAGAGGTGCAAAAATCCCTAAAACAGGAAGAAAAGAAGACACTGACAAAACTTTTACTATTACAGTACGAGTTGACCAGCAATGGAAAGTATATGATGATTTAAGACGTTGGCATAAAGCATGTTATGATCCTTCGACAAACGTTGCTCTACCAGAAGTTAATACAAGAGTTCCTGTTGTCATTCAGTGGCTTGATGGAAATAACAAAGCTGTTAAAACATTTACTTTTATGTTTTCTAAATTAACTGAATTTAAAGTTTCAGATGCAGACCAATCAACAGGAGATCCTGTAACACTTGAATTAACATTTATCTATGGAAGATTAGAAGTAAGTTAAAAAAATAAAAAAGTGTAAAATACAATCTTATTTAAAAAGCTCTTTCAAAAAAAGAGCTTTTTTCTTATTTTTACTAATAAATAAAGATTGATAAAAATAATATTATGAATTCAACTATAACAAATACAATTAAAAAGATAGCTGATAATTCAGTAGGTTTAATAAACAAAACTGAGCAATCACTAATTCAAAACCTTGACCCAGGTAATACTAATTTATTTCAATTTATTTTGTATCCAAAAACACTTGATGATATGTCATTAGCTAAAACTGCTGGTGGGTCTACTTTAATGGGTGC